TAACGCCTCTCAGTAGGGGGCAGACCTTTGATAGCCTGCACCAATTCCGGAATATACGGTGTACTCAAGACTAGGGCGCCGTTTTCTTCATAAATTCGGCATGGTTGTTTTTGGCGGCCAAACATTATCTATCCTCACTCGTTCATGTACTGGCCTTTGCAGGCCTGAAAAAAATCACAGAAATTCGGACCGCAGCGCCACGAACCAGGGTGGAGTGGGAATGACTGTTTCTCAATAGCATCCCAAACTTGTTCAATCACCCGAAACAGGAAGAATAATTCCGCCGGCTTGTGACTGTGTTCTAACCTCTGAAATTTTGGCTCTTTGGTTTTCACAAAAATAAGATGGGCGAATTTCCAGTTGACTGTCACATCCATCTGATTTAGCGCCGCGATATAGAAAAGTGATTGGAGCTGTTCTGAAGCTTTAGCGTCGCTCCAGGAGGCCTTACTCGTTTTGAAGTCCGCGGGTGTACCGTCCTCGAGTATGACGTCGATGTAGCCGATAATTGGAACGCCCACTTTTGGCACCCGCAATTCAACCTTCTGCTCAATTGCAGGGCGCTCAGTATCAGTGCCGACGTCCAGTTTCAGCGGCTTGATTTTTGTAATTTCATCCAGAACCGCTTTGTTGCTAAGAATCCGCACACCTTCATTGAAGTGCTGTTCAGGCGTATCTGCGCCCCAATAGACGTCCTGTCCTTCGAGCGCAGCTGGCCAACAATCCCCCCAGATACTGAGAATGTCTTTTTCGGGATTGGCGATTTTATCTTCCACACAGTTATGGAACGCGCTGCCGAATACCAGGGGCGGAGAAGTTCTTACTGGTTCCTGGGCAATATATTTCCGTCGCCATGCCTCGGGGCAATCCAGAAACAGGCTGATTGAGGAATAACTCAAATGGTCGATCATTATGCCCCCAGTTTTGCTGCAACTGCATTGACCTCTTCGATTGTTGCTGGGATCTTACCCCCGTTGGCTTCCATGATCTGCTCAGGTTTGTACTTATCCAACAGATCGGTCAAGCTGGGAGGCGTAACAAATTCTGGAATGGCGGCAACTGGAGCACTCACGACCTTCTCAAAATTGCCTTCCGCGTCAACAGTGACAGTATCAAACGCTTCGGGCATTTTTAGGTAAGTTGTTAGTCCGCCGGTAATGTCCGGGCAAACCACATCCGCCGCAAAACCTATTGCGCGCCAGGTGCACATTCGTTCTGGGTACTTTTCCCAATTGCCATAACCGCGTTTTCCCGAACTTGTTGGTGATCCTTCGGTCAAATTGGCACGTTTTGCATCCTCGAGTGTGAACTGGGCGGTATATTCTGTATCTCCGCGCTTCATATAGCACTGTGCGCCGATGTAATTACCTTTTTCGTCTCGCAAATCGGTGACCTTGAATCCATCCAATAATCCTTGACTTTGGATCAATGCCAGTGCGCCCCGAGGGGAAAGAGACGGTTTACCTTCAATCACATGGATAAACTCGAAGCTGGATGTCACACCAAGCCCGAGTTCGTAGCCCTTAAGCATGATCGCTGTAGCCTGCTCTGGGGAGCTCACGCCAAACAATCTGCTGACATGCATAACCGGGGCGATTTCTTTCAGCATATCCCATACTGAGGGGGTAAGTTCTTTGTTCCTGGTTGTAACAATACTTGTACTTTCAGTCATTTTCAATCTCCGTATTTTTGTTAATTACCGCCAGGATCTCATCGTCTTTCAGACCGAGCGCCCAGCGGACGTTATTTTTTATTCCCATGCCAACGCCTGGGATTTTCAACTTGGATTCTTCATCTGTGAGCTCAGCGATTGCCCACGCGGCTGTACCGCAGTAATCCAGGACCTTCCCCACAGTGTCGGGTCCGATACCAGGTAGACCACATAGGACGATTTCCTGACCGCTCATAAATGACGGTTTTCGAATGGGCTTGATCTTCACGGCTTCTCTCGACCTGTTAGCGAGATGTATAAGTGATTGTTCAAAGTCGGTGTCACCGGCGCATTCTATAATCGGAATACCTAACTCCTGAATACTGAGTTTTGCGCCTTGCGCTGCATTCCAGGAAAACTTTCGGTCCATAGTCGTGTAAACATTTCCATCCTGCTTACGTTGGATAGGTCCTGTAATGACCAGATATGGCCAGTAACCTTCATCACGAAACAAGCTCATTTGTGATGCTTGCCAGAAGATACGCTGATCCATGATGCTCCCGATAAAATCATCAGGCGTCTTGCGTTCAATGATCAGGATCTTGTTATCTTCTGTTGCCAGCCAGTAATCTCCGACTTCAAGGGCCTGCACAACAGTTGGTACGCCGCCGAATTTCAGGCTTTTTGCCCATGCAGGTTCTCTGCTATCGATAATTACGCTCAGTATGCCCACTAATTACCTCCTTATCCCGCTGCCTCACGGCATGAGGTTGGTTTGATTATTTGTATTTGGCAAGCGCGTCATCAATCGCGACTTGAACTTCCGGGGATTGGATTGTGTAGTAAGGTGAAATCAGCGGAGATCTTGCGATGTCTTCACCAACTTGCCTTTCCACTTCGGAACGGTCAGATATAGCAGCTGCTGCTTTTGCAATAAACACTTTGACAAACGTGAATGCTGCAGTTTTATTTTCGTTGCTGACTGGAGCGGGTTCGGACTGATCCTGAGAAAATGAAGCTCCACCCGAATAAGCTGCACGACAAGTTGCCTCGTCGGGATAAACTTCCAGGAACTTGTAGGTTGACCAGAATTCTCCGGTTTTCTCACCAGAATCCTTGTCCAGGCGTTCACGGTTGCCAGGTACCTTCGCGACACGAACCCAGCGATTGTTTAATCCACGTAAGCCGTCTACGTCCAGCGCCTTGATGGAAGGATTGACGATCTTCGTCCAGTCTGGAGAAAAAGTCAGAATACGCAGATTCTCATCCCAGTTAATGTTTTGCTCCGGAATGGGGATCAAGTGCATTTCAACTTCACACACTCGTTTTTCCTGAGGGTGAACTGAAGGGTCAAATGGTACCGGCTTTTGTTTGTTGCCAGGGAAAAATAGAAAATGCGGGTCAATGCGGATCTGTCCATACAGCTCAAAATCACGCGGTTTAGCATTGTCTGCGACTTCCCAGGGGTCAAAATTTGTGTTTTCCATAGTTATTTCTACCTTTCGTAAATTGATTGAGTTAGTTGTTTGTAAAAATAGGTTATTCTTTTATCCCTACACCCTCCTTGATGTCGACCGGCTCTAAATATTCAGGGAAAACCCACTTGTACTTTGAACCGACCCTACACCACCTTCCCTCACCGCATTCAATTGAGGGTCTGAATGGTTTACCCGTGGTCGCCATGACCAGTACAGACGCTCTTCCCATCCACAAGTTAAACCGCAGCGGCTGTACTTCAATACAACCCCCCGCGCGGTCTGGTCGTGGCAAAAGCCAAACTCCGCCTGTTTCAACAATCGCCTCTGCCAGCTTGTTGCGTTCCTCAAGTGTCATCATTGTGAATTTCTCCGTTCGTCCATCTTTTCCCAAATGCCTGCCCAAACTGCTGCCACCAGGAGCGGTGACGAGATCAAAACCCAAAACAACAATCCGTCAAAAAACATGTCATCCTCCTAAAACGGGATTTCAACTTCAACTTCAAAATCGACTTTGCAATCCCAGCATAGGTGGGTTTCGACATTGCGCGCCTCATCGGCGTGGCGCAGGAATTCGGTATGAACTCCGTGGCAGAATGGGCATTCAACCTCTTTGACTTCGGTTGGTGCCCAGTTACTGACTTCAACGCCATAGATATTGCTCATTTTTCTCCTTTATTCGTAAATCCTGCTCAGTGCCTTCAAAGTCTCGCTTGCCTTGTGCAGCTTCACGATCACCCGGCAAAGCAGCCGGTATACTTCCGACGCGTCTAATCTCACATTTGCCATTGTTTCGATTTCCCGTATCACCTCCCGGTTCTGCGCCTGCAAATCCTCTATCAGCTGGAAGGACTTATACCCACCTGCTTTTGCCCTGATTCGCTCAGTAACCATGTCAGCTTTGCGCCTTTTTCCTGACACAATCAGGACAGTTCTTCAGCTTTGACGGTCTTTTTTGCTATGCTTGAAGCATGAGAATTGAGTTCAGCCAAAGTCTTTGGGTGTCGCGCGAAATACTCCTTGCGGATCAGCCATGCCACCTCGTTCCCGATCGAGCGCATGTCCTCACTCGCCAGCTCCTTCACCATCGGTTCGATGTCGGGGTCAAAAGTTTGAATAAGATATCTGTTCGCCATTGTTCCTCAATCCTGTTGTTTGGCAGTTATTTACTTCCTAATGACAGTAGTATAAGCGATTACATTGTGTATGTCAAGAGGTAGCGTGATGTTTCCCGAAGTCAGTATTCCAGCAGGTAATATATTACTGTCGTTGTATGCCCTGACAATGCTCCGGAATGGCGTCAACGTAATAACTTTGAGTAGGCTCTTAGGGCACAGCGATCTGACAGTCCTGCGACGTTACCTTGCCCAAACGGACGATGATCTCCGGGAAGCTCACGCCAAAGCCTCGCCGGTCGACAATTGGTTGTGAACTGCCTATTTCTGACTCCAATCCGGCAAAGTCATCGAGGGAGAGAATGTGTTTGCGTGCGATACTGAGTAATGAGTCGGTCTGATAACTAATCGCCAGAAAATGCCAGATTTTGGGCGTACAGAGCAATAACACAAAAGCGCCTACTGGTTAGGTAAGCGCTTGAGGTGGAGCTGGTGGTATTCGAAACCACGTTCGGTGGAGGCATTGCCAGCACCCGATCCCTGTCAGCCCCGTATTACGATAATAGACGTTCCATATCTATTTACTTTTATCACTTCATTGACAATAACACTTTTTCATATGAGTTTTGTCAGAAAGTTGCATAAACTCGAATGACTTATGCTAATCCGGCACGTCATGCCTGCTTATCCGGATTGTACTTATCCTTGACGTACCACCCCTGCCCTTTGTAATGCACGTTTGCAACCTGATACACTTTCTGCAGAGCCGGCTGTTTGCACTGCGGGCACACCTGCAGCGTGTCATCGGTGTAATGCTGAAACATCTCGGTCTGCTTCAGGCAATTGTCGCAATGGTAAACGTAGACGGGCACTATTGCACCTTCCTGTAAGCGGTCGCAATCTTCCCTTCAGGCGTCCTAACCTTGCGCGATGTAACTTCTCCTGCCGCTAACTTCGCTTTCAAGACGGCGGCGGCCTTGCTCCAACTCACGCCGGTGTAGTCTGCAACGGTCTGCGCGGTCACTTCATCCGGCTCGATGTTGGGCAGGCTAAGCTCTTTTGCCAGTTCTTCCAGTAGTTCGTATTCGGTCACAGTATTACCACCTTTCGCCCGTCAGGTTGCCCACGATAGCGTGCCTTGCTTAGATCGAGCTTGCCGTCATTCAGCAGAACGCCACCGATGTCGGATCGCCTTGTGTTGCCAGCCACGCGGTTTGCGAAGGTCGTTTTCAGTTGCCAGGCGGGGCATTGAATCAGCCTGGTGTTCTCGAATTTCAAGCCGGAATCATCAAGCGCATGGAAGTGACCTCTGAAAATATAGTTAGGCAGCGGGATCCCCGATTGTGCGTAGTCAATCATAATTTCGCTTGCCAAGTTTGCCGCGCCGGAAGTCCAGGGGCGCGTGCCGATCCGCCCGTGATGCGCAAGGTCTACCAGTACGCCGTCCAGGTTGATCGTCATCTGCTGTTCGATGTAATCCGCGCCTAATTGCCGGTAAATGTCGGCCTCAATCGCGTGATCCGTGCCAGCGTGAACAGCCGTGCCAAGAATGCCGATAAACTTGTCGGCAATGTCGCGGTAAGGCTGAAGCAGTTCCTTTGCCATAACCACCTGGTCGCCAACTTCCTGAACCAGTTGCGTTGAGCCGTGATGGTTGTAATCAATCACATCCCCCAAATGCGCCACGATGATGCGGTGCTTCTTGCTCTTGCTCTTGACGTAATCGAAGAAGTCAATCCAGTTCGCGTAAAGCCACTTCTGGAGCCTGTTGGCTTCCATAACCTGCGCTTCATTCTCACTGCGGTTATGGACCACAAACTTGAGCGGCGATACAGCGGTGCTGCTGCCAATGTGAGTGTCAGACAGAACAACCAGCAGAGTTCCGCTCATGCCGTTGCCAATGTCGAGTAAACCTTGAACGAGTCCTTTTCCGTCCAGAACTTGCCCAAGCTGGTTTCCACGTACCCCTGCACCATCCACGTGCCAACCTCATCAATATCGCCTGCAACGGTCGTGTACTGGATTTTGCCGTCCGTGCCGTCTGTATAGAACGCGGCTGTTTTCTGTGTCTTTACTCCGCTCGGGTCTTGGAAGTAGATATACTTGACGCTGGCTGTACTTACGTCAATCGCCGCGCCAGCCGTGTCTTTTATTGTCAGCCTGAATATAGTGCCAACATCGCCATTGTGAACATAGATCGTGGTCATGCGCTCAACTCCTCGTAAACTTCCATTGTAATTACTTGCGGCATCTCAACTGTGAAGGCGGCATTTGTAATCAACCCAACACTGAACTCCATGACCTCCGTGTACTGGATGTCTGCGCCTTCCGGTAACGCCGGAAAGTAATCATCAGGCCAGTAGTCGGCTGGAAAATACTTGCTCGTTAGAATGTACATAAGGTTAGACCGTCAATGTGACTGCGCTGCGGTTGCCGTTAGCGTCAACAGTTGCCACGATCACGTCGCTGGTATCGTCCACGCCCCTGAACGTAACTGAGGTTGTACCGCCGCCGGTTGCCTTGCCTGCCAGTGCCGCCGCCATGACTTTCAGCAGTTGCCGCATGGTATATGAGCCAACCACAACCTCGTCCAGAACAGCATCGGCAACCGCCGCAGCCGTTACGCCAGCCAGTTCAAACCAGCGGGTAGTGTAATCAGGCGTGGAAGTGTCGCCAGCTAAGCCGTCCACGTACACGGTCAGCACATCGCCGTTCCTTACTGTAATCCAGCCGGATTGCCCTGAGATTGCGGTCAGTCCTGAAGCCGCCGTCATTGTGGTTTGTGGCAGGATGCGGTATGCCGAACCAGCCCCGTTTATCTGCCGCGTGACGTACATAACATAGTCGCCGTTGCCAGCCACCGCG